AGTCGGCTTGCTCCTTTGTCCAATCGCTCATCGATTAGCTCCATTCCGTTAGGGTACTGATCTGTATTGTACAGCTCAGCAAATCTCCAGTAGGTAGGCTGAGAATCGCCGGAGCGCTCACAGTTCCTACATTGAACACAATGCTTGAGGCTTCCAAGAGTTGAAAGACTCGAACAATGTCATCCTCGATGCCTGCAAGGTTGCCTTGGTTATCCAAGAGGGGCACAAGGATTGAAAGAGTAAAGTTAGCCAGAGGCGCAATAGATGTGTAATCGTTATTGGTTGGCGTGATGTATGGATCAGCAGGGCTAATGATTACTGAGTTAGCAATAGGCGTTGCTGGTGGGTAGGAGAATACTGACCACTTGGTGTTATCAGTAAGAGCCGCAGCAATGCTAGAGCGTAGGGTGGTAATTGCTGGCATTAGCCCACCATTGAGTTAGGGCTGAGATATGGAGCAAGTAAGCCACGAACGCGAGCCATGAGCTGATTAGACATTGTGTAAGGGCTTGGAGCGAATCCATCGATGCTTACGCCTTGTCCGGTTGGAGCTTGACGAGCCTGCCAGATAGCAACGCTAATCATGAGGCTTGCTTCTTGGATTGCAGGAATAGTTGTGTAATCCACATAGGTATCTGCTGCGACTGTGCCGTAAGGATTGATTGGGTGAAAGACCGCTGGAGTGTTGTTGTTGCCAGTAATGGCGTAACTAATCTGCTTCTCGCCTACGCCTGTGATTGTCTTATTGCCGTTGTGCTTAGATCCGCAGCCTGTGATATTTACAGTCTGGCCTACATAGAACACATCTTGCACATAGTCATTGAAGTAAGAAGTGCCTGTGTTAGCTGTGTTGCTGTGTCCAATAATCGGAGTCGTGTTAGTCCATAGAAAAGGCAACATGACATTATCAGCAGCATCGCAGACGGACTGCAATACGGAATCGGCGTAAAGAGTTCCGATACCTAATGCTGTGCGAAGTTCTGCAACTGTTGTGATGCTCATTGTTATCCTTTCTAAAGACTAGAGGGAGCTGCAAGGGCTCTGGCAGCCCCCTCTAGCGACTTAGGGTATTGCTAGATTATGTTAGATTAAATTTTCTAACGCCCTTGCCACTTTTCGCAAGGTAAATTGCTAGATATCCATATAGGTTGATTTCAATCTCGCCTGATGTAAGAACATTTACACGGAGCTGTGTTGTTGGTGACTCCCATGTGTAAACAGATGCTGGAGCAACCAAGAACGCTGAGTTATCAACGATGCCTGAAGCAGCGATGTTGTGATCAACGATAAGGTCTGTACCAAGTACGCCACCAACAACGCTTGTAGCAACTGCGTTGCCTGATGCGTTCTGTGTTGCGCCTTGTGCTGAGTAGAGTGCGCGACCTGTTGAGTCTGCGTATCCTGCGATAGCAGCCCACTGATCTGTTGAAGCAACGAGCTTGTTAGCGAAGTCTCCGCCTGTGCCCTTGTATGCTGCTGCGCCTTCGACTGATACGAATGACTGAAGTCCAGCTGCTGTTGCTGCTGTTGTCGCTGCTGTTGTTCCGTCAGCAATGAAAGCTGCGAGAAGTGCTGCGTCTGTAGCCTTCTCGTATGCCTTGCGAAGTTCTGCCATCATGAGTTCCATGAATGCAGGTGATGAGCGATCTACAAGCTCGAATGAAACGCGCTGTAGGCCTGAGAACTTGTTAATTGAGATAGTGTCATAAGCAGATGTCATGCCTGTCTCAGATGGTGCTGAACCTTCGTTTGTGTCAGCAACTGTTGGTGCAACATCAGCTGATGAAGCGTTGGTGTAAAGGCGTGGAACTGTGAATGACATTCCATCGATACCTGCAAGTGAGCCGCGTGTTGCTGCTTCAAATGCTGGGCGACCTGAGAATGTATCAGTTAGGAAAGTGTTGAGGTGTGACGGCAAAGTCAGACCTGTATTTGTTGAAGTGCTGTCATCTGCTGCGCGTACTGTGCGGCGTGCTTCGTCATCGCCGAGAGCAGCCTTCATAGATGCTTCGAGATACTGTGCTGATGAGATTGGAGCTGTGCGCTCGCGTACTTGGAGATTCGCAACAACTGTTGGGCGAGCGGCTTCGACTGCTGCTGCTTCAACTGCTGGAGCTTCTACCGGAGTGGTAATTTCGTCCACTTGTGGCTCGCTTTCTGGTTGGGTTGGTTCAGCAGGGATTACTTCCTCTGCTGCGATCTCAAGCACCTGAGCAGACTTGAATGCTGGCTCAGTAACTAGAGAAACTTCTTTTAACTTCGCGGCTGTGACAACTGTGTGTCCATCGCGTGATGGCTTTGATGCGATTACTTCCGCACCTACAGACAGCCCTGAGACAAGTCCTTCTTGTGCCATGATCATGGCATCAGAACCTGCTTGGCTGCGACTTAATTTAAAGGTTGCATAGATACCGTCTGCGCGTGTTTCTGCTGCAATCATGCGGCCAACTGGTTTTTTCATATCGTGCTGTGAAAGCAACTTAATCTTTGAGACATCTGCAATGTCGATAGAGCCGGCCTCGAATACAACGCCACCCATGTTTGTATTGCCAATCTCGCCTGTACCCATTGGCACAATCTTGCCTGAGATTTCGCGGCGTTCCTCGCTGCACTCAATAGAGGCAGCCTCGATGATTAGGTTTTCCATTAGCTCATTCCTTCGATTCCGTTAGGGGTAAGGTCTGTCATTTCCATTGCTTGCTCTGTAGAGATAAGTCCTAGAGATAGGAGCTTCTCAAGAACCTGAAGTTCAACAAGAGGATCGTTCTTTAGGAATGTGTCAAAGACTGCAAAGCGAACTTCATGACCTGATGTAGAGATATCATCCATTGATAGGCGAGCCTGAATAGCCTGAATATAAGGCTCGATTGATAGCGCATAGAACTGCTTGCGCTCATCTTGGACATTGGCATAAGTCATTGTCGTATTCTGATCTGCTGACAAGTAATACGCTGGCACATTCATAGCGCGAGCAATCTCAGTAGATAAGTTCTGAATTGCCTCGTTGTACATCATGTCTTTAGGTGAGAACTGTGTTGATTGGAACTCAAGAGTAGATGTTAGGTAAGCAGTAGAGTTATTCTGGCGGCTACGCTTCCAAGCTGCGAGGAGTCCTGAGACCTCATTGGCTGGAAGGTCTGCGCCTGTGTTCTTTAGGATTCCGCTAGACATTGGAGTAGCAGAAGCAACTGAAGCAGCTCTATTGATGTCAATCGCTGACTGGATTGTGCGACCAGCGCGCTCTAATACGCCCTCATCGAATCCTTGAATTGTGACAATGTCATTCATGTCGATTGGGTAAGCATCGATGTAATACTGGGTGATTATGATGCCTTCAAGGTCAGTTGTGAAGGTAACGCGTGTGTTTGCGACCCACTCGAAAGCAGAAGGGCGGCCATCCTCGGCGTAACGCTCTGTAACGCGAAGGTAAGCCACTCCGTAGAATAGAAGTGAATCAACGCACCAAGTTAAGGTGACGAATGAAGGCTGGTTCTTTGCGAGCTGGTTAATCCATCGAGGCGCAGCCATAACTTCGCCGGTGCGCTTGTTGTAATACTCAAGTGGGATGGATGCAACAGTTCCGCAGATAAGGTTACGGGCTCGGGCAACTGATGGCACACTCATTGCATCTTTGCGAGAGACTCGGAGAGCAATCGCGTTATAGATCGATGGAAGGTTCTCACCCATGACCTGCGGTGCAGCTTGCGCTTCTAAGATTTGCGGCTTACGCGAAAAGAGACCCATAGAAGGCAATTATACACTAGATGTAGGTCAATCGGTGTATATAGCCGCTACCTGTTGTGGTTTAGTTAATTGATGGACAACCATCGCAGTAGAGATTGCACCCGATACATCTCCTGCGCTCTTGCGTTTAACAATGCGCCATGAGGAATCGTTAGTCTTAGCTGCGCAGTTGTTCATCTGCTGCACCCAGTTCTCTTGGCCTGAATGAACCAAGCGATGATTGACTAAGGCATCTAATAGATCACCGCAAGCCTGATAGAAGGCAGCGCCAGAGATATCCATGACAACCTGACCAGCATTAGCAAGGCGGTCAGCGATAGATTGAGCTGTGTACTTGTCAAAGCATATTTGGCGAGGTCTGTATTGGTCAGCCCATGCCTTGATATCAACTGCAATCTTTAGATCATCGACTGAGACTTGGCTTTCCCATGTTTGGAGAATCCCAACGCCGATTCGACCGTCAGGCAGTATCTGACCAGCAACGAGGCTCGCATTGCGGCGAGAAGGAGAGACATCGAAAGCAAAGACTGTATAGCCACCTGCCGGAATCGTGAGCGATGAGTCTGAGGTTTCCTCAAGTACTCCGTGAGGCCAAGGAGAGCTGAGAGAATCAATCCATTGACATAACAACTCAGTTCTAGTGTTTTCAATCGGGCTAGTAGCAACTGCTTCCTCAAGGGCTTCCTCGCTTATCGTAAAGCCAAGTGCAGGGTTCGCTTGAGCCCAGCCTTGGCGGTCGGTTATCTTGCAATACTGTGGAGCGCTGTACTCATAAAACCCGAAAGACTTAGGTGGGTTCTCTAAAGCTCGTTCTCGCATTCCATTAAGGACAACCGAGAATGCGTCTCCTGCATTAGAGGTAAGAAGCGTCTGAGAGTTTGGGCGAGCTCTAGTCGTAGGCACAGCGGCTCGAAATCCTTCCTCGTTGATCTCTCGGAGCTCGTCAATAAAGAGAAAGTCGGCAGTTCTGCCTCTAGATCCATCTCTAGTTGCTGCAACAACATCCAGCCGTCTACCATCCAGCATTTCAATACTTTCAGTTCCATTGGCGTATCTAATCTGCTTGACGAATCCCTTGAGGTGGTCATTGTTCTCCAATACTTGTGCAACTTGTCGGAAGGTGTCCAGCGCCATCGAGCGGTTAGAGGACATGATAAGGACATTCTTAGAATCCCACTTTAAGAGGTGGGCGAGGATGAGCATACGCGCTAGATGGGTCTTGCCGTTCTGTCTAGCGATAAGTAGAAGGTTAGTCTTGCGAACCCAGCTGCCAGACTTATCTACCGTGAGCATATCTTTGAGTACATGCTCCTGCCAAGGCAGTAAAGGCATCTGAATTATCTCGCAGAGGTCTTTCACATCTTGGAGTTTATTAGCACCCTTTAAGGGTATTGACTGAAGCCTTGGTTTGGTTGCCCCTCGCAGGGGTTTGGATCGTTTGGCTGCCATCGGGTTAATTACCGACTGGTTTGGCTGTGAACGGACTGTCCTCGTGAATTTTGGACTGTGTCGGAGAGGGATAGGCCGA